AGCCTACTAAATTAGAAAACAATAAACTTCAAACTTGGTTAAAATACTTTAATATTGATGCTGGAGCTAAACATTCTGCACTTGGTGATTCTTTAGGATTAGCTAGACTTATAATATTACAAGGGTGGCAAATTAAGGTAATAGGATGACTAATACTTATATATTACAAAAAAGGAAGCCTACTTATAATCAAGACTTCTTTGAAACCATAGATACAGAAGAAAAAGCTTATTGGTTAGGTTTTATAGCAGCTGATGGTTCTATCTCAAATAATAAACGTTATAGAATTAGATTAAAGTTATCAAATAAAGATATAAATCATCTTAAAAAATTTGGAAATTCTATTAATTTTGAAAATTTAATAAGAGTAACTAAATTAAGTAAATATAATACTCAAGCTTGTATCATTAGTTTATGTTCTAAGAAGATGTTTAATGATCTTTTAGATAAAGGAATTATGCCCAGAAAAAGTTTAATATTAAAACCTCCTAAGAATATTCCTAGAGATTTACTCAGACATTGGATCAGAGGTTACTTTGATGGAGATGGCTGTATACATTTTCAAAACGAAAGGCTTACTTTTAATATTGTAGGAACTATCGAAGTTTTAAAGTTCATATTATTAAATAGTTCTTTAGATCTTAAAATTTCAATTGCGGGTAATAGTAAAGCTTTTCTATTGAGAGGGTCAGGAACCAAAGCTAATCTTTTTTTACATTATATTTATGATAATTCTTTAATTTATATGGATAGAAAATTTAATTTATTTATTCAAGGACCTTTACCATTATAATTCGCGCTCCAAAATCTCTTGAACCTGGTGCTCGTCGTGATATTGAAAACTTTATTAGAGATATTGCGAATGTAACGGAGCGAGGTGCTAAACCTTTCTTTAGAAGAGTAAGAAAAATATCAGGTGCTTTTAAAAAGTATCATAATCCATTTGACCCACAAAAGAAAGCATTTCCACTAGACTATAGATGCAATGATGATTTTAGAAGATATATGCATATAGATCTAGCTCATACAGGAGATTCTGTTGGTATTGCTATGGCACACGTTCCTTATTTTGTTGATAGGGAAGAAGTTGATACTAATACAAAAGAAGTTGAGTTTGTTCAATCGGCTGTAGTTAAAGTTGATTTTTGGGGTAAAATAAGAGCTTCAAAAAGACAAGAGATAGTACTTGCAGATATTAGAGAGATTGTTTATGATCTTTCAAGAAGAGGTTTTTATTTTGGTTTAATTACATTTGATAGGTTTCAATCTTTAGATTCTTTACAAATATTAAGAAGATATGGTTATGTTGCAGGACATTTTTCTGTAGATAGGACTACAAATTACTTAGAAGTTAATTATGATACAGAATCTGAATTAGGTTATGTAAAAAAATCTACTGAAGGAAATACTAATGCAGCTCATGTTGTATTAAGAGATTTAATTTATGATGATCGATTATTATTACCTGATTCTAAGAAATGGTATGATATAGATTATTTGGAAGAAGAGATTAAAAATGCACAAGAGACAAAAACAGGAAAAGTAGATCATCCGCCTAGTGGTTCAATAGATGTTGAACAAGCTGTAGCGGGTTCTTGTACTCATTGTGTGATTAATGAAAAAATGCTTAAGTTAAGCCCAGTTGAAGAAGACAGTGAAAGGTATGCGGATAAATTCTATAAGACAGCAGAAGACGGGATTAAAAATAAACTATTAACTAGTGATATTGATGGTTACTCGCCTTTAGATCCTAGAAATATTAAATGAGGAATGAATGAAAAATCCTTTTTCTAAATTTGTATTATTAAATAAAGAAACATTAGAGACTCAAATACTTCAACGTGTTGATGATGCTATTACTGCCCACCGTGAAGCACGCTTAGGATTTGATGACCAATCACCTAATTTTAAAAATGAGAGTAATGATCCTAGAGAATTATTATTTAGTCAATTCTTCTCAAAGAAGAAAATAAAAAATAAAGAAGTTAAAGATTTATTATTTGCTACTTTAGAAAATGTGCCTGAAGTAGATTTATCATTTGAAGAACTTTGGGCTATTCAAGATGCTTGTTGGGTTAAATATGGAACAGATACAATAGTTCAAGGAATTGTAGATTCATTTGTTGATTATATAATAGGAACGGGAATTGCTCTTGAGACACCTATTCCAAATGTAACTAAAGCTTTGAATGATTTTAGAAAAGTAAATCAAATGTTTAAAAGAGAACGAGAAATTGTTAAGAGTTCTTTTCTAGATGGAGAATATTTCTTCTTACTATTTTTTGATAAAAAGAAAGGCGATGTTATTTTAAGAAAAGGTCATCCAAGAACGATTGAAGCTATTGAAACTGCTCCTGGGGATATTGAAGTTCCATACTCATATAAACAAAGATATTCTACTTATGATGACCAAGGAAATCCTACTACTAATTTTAGAGCAAGATTTATAAATGATTTTAATTATAATGATATAATGAAATTGGGGTTTTATACTCCGGGAAAACATTATAAAGAAACTATTCAAAATTTAACTTGTATTCATTTAAAATTTAATGATTCTGATAAACTTAGAGGTTTACCTCCTCTTATGCGAATTCTTAAATGGATTAAAATTTATGAGAATTTTATGATGGATAGGATGGTTTTGAATCACGAGAGATCTAAAGTTGTTTGGATTAAATCTATTCTACAGAGAACTAAAGATGCAATGAATAAAGCTTTTAGGGCTCCTGAAGGTGGAACTATGTTAATTGAGAGAGAAGGAATTAAATATCGAACTGAAAGTTCAAAATTAGATTCATCAGAAGCAAAAGAAGATGCTTTAGGATTATTATATTATATTGGGTCGGGTATTAGATATCCACTTCATATACTTAATCAAAGAACTGACCAACAAGTATATGCATCAATTAGAAAAGCAGATACTCCTTTTGTTAAAATGATAGAATCATTTCAATTCTTATATTCTCATTACTTTGAACAAATTTATCGTTTCGTTTTACAAAATTTAGTAAGCGCAGGAAAATTAGATAAAGAATACTCTTATGATTCATATTCTGAAGAATCTTTAATACTTTCAATTAATAAGATTAATGATGGATTATATCAAGGTAAAAATATTGAAGATATTAAAAATGAATCTCAAGCAATATTAGATATTGGTAAAACTTCAATGAAAGTTAAAACTATTGATTTGCCTATTTCTCAAGACTTTACACAAATTATATGGCAAGACCCTAAAGAAATGTCTGATGTACTTAAGATTCATCAAGAGATTGGTATCGCTTCTAAATCAACTTTATCTAGTAAAGCAGGATATAATTGGAAGAAAGAATTACCTCGAATATTAACAGAGAAGAAACTAGAATTAGAATTAGAAAAAGCTAGAATGGAAGTAACTACTACACCAGAATCTAAAAATGTTGAGAATAAACCTAAAGATAAATTAAAACCTATAAAATAATTAAAGATATTTATATTGAGGATAAACTTATTATGTATATAGCAACTAGAAAATCTGAATACACTTCGGGTAAATTAAAAGAGACTGATAAAAAATTTGCTGAAAATGCTATTCTTGAATATAAGAAAATATATAGAAGGAATTGTTGTAGAATTGATGCAAATAAATATTTTTTATTATCTATTCAAATAAGAATTTTGTTACTTATGATGATGCTTGAAAAAATGATTGAAGAAAATAAATATCTAAGAGAGTTAGCTTTTTTACTTAGGTATTCAAGTAGTGAGCAATTTAGAAGGGATATAAATAATAATATTATAATGGATTTTAATTTAGAAAGTATTTTTTGTATTTGTGATTTTGTGGGTATTACTTTTAATGAAATTAAAAAAAGAACATTAGAAGATATTTTAGTAAACTTAGGGGAACAAAGAGATAAAAACGAATATGATAAATTTAATAAATTATACTCAAATAATTAGTCTCTTTTTAATTTGTGTTTTTTCTATTAATGCGCAGCAACAGTATAAAGATACTTGTTATGTTAATACTTATTTTGGGTATTCAATGAATGTAAGTACTGTTACTAAAAACTCTTTCTTTATTGTTAATCTTGATAGTATGACTGAAGTCCCTGTATATAATGTGTTTTCTAAATGGAGTACTCAGAAAGATAATGGTGTTTGGTATAATGTAAATGCTGATATGGTATTTGATACGTTTCTTGTTCAGGCGGGGAGACATTATGGATATTGTCATTATATTATATATGTGTTTGATGTAAGATTAAAACGAGGAAATCCGATAGTAATGGATAGCGTTCATAATAGTTTTATTTATTATGTTGACAGTCCTTTGCCAGTTGAACTTATATCTTTTTCAGGGGTACAAAAAGGAAAAGAAATAAAATTAAAATGGCGGACTGAAACTGAAATAAATAATTATGGTTTTGAAGTAGAACGAAAATTTACTTTTACTAATTGGGAGAAAATTGGATTCGTTCAAGGTAATGGTAATTCAAATTCGCCTAAGAATTATTCTTATATTGATTCTTTAGAAGTAGGTAAAAAAGAAATAGTTCTTTACAGATTGAAGCAGATTGACAATGATGGTACTTATAAATATCATACTTCAATAATGATAAATTTAGTTCCTATAAATAAAGGCGTTGAAATAAACATTTATCCGAATCCTTTTAATTTATCGGTAGATGTTAGATTTATTATACCTAATGAAGATAAAACTTATTTAAGAGTGTATAATATATTAGGTGAATTGATTAATGAACGATTATTAGATAATGTAGATGCAGTAAATATAAATTTTGCCAATAAATCATCAGGTATATATTTATTTGTATTAGAAAGTGAAAAGTTCATAATTGTTAAAAAAGGTATATTACTTAAATGATTATTTTTCAATATAATATAAAGGAGATCGTTATGAAAATGTTTCTATTTATGATTATGACTATGGTAGTTATAAACTGTTCTCAACCACCTAATGTAAAAGCTCAAGCAAGAAGTTTCTATAAATTTACTTGGACTGCTTCAACAAGTGCTGTAAAATATCGGGTATTTTATGAAGAAAGAATAACTAATACAGGTTTTACTCTTGTTGATAATATGGATTATTTAGATCCTGTTATTGTAGTGCCAAAAGATTCAGTAAATGCGCCTACACTTACTTACAGAGTTAAATTATTTAATGATTCAAGATATATGGTGGCGGGTGTTGTTGCTGTGGATGCGGCTGGTTATTACTCTTTAATGAGTGTTAGTAACGTTTTTCAAAAGGGTACTATTCCACCTAAGCCCGGAAATGTAACTATTCAAAAGGAATAATTATGTGGAGTACTTTATTTTTAATAGGGGCGTGGCTTACTTGTACGCCTCTTTCTGATATGCAAACCATTCCTGTTGGAGTTTGGCAGAATAATGAAACTACAAGTTGTTTTCTTG